AAGAATTTATTTTTCCTGTATATAAGATGTTATTTATCATAATTTAAAAAAAGATTAAAGGAGGGTTTTTACACCCTCCCTAATCAATAAATATATTAAGCAATTAAAGTAGTATACTTAACAAAAGATGCTCCTGAAGCAACTCCCCAATCAACGTGATTGTTAACTACTAATCTCACTTCATTTTCTGCAGCTCGTGTGTATGGATCTACTAGTATAGAAGTCGGACCGAAGGTCGCAAAAAACACGCGACTGAAGTCTCCAAAGATACCATCACCACTTGCTCCAGCAGATTTTGCAGGACCAGAGCTAAACCAACCTGGATATCCAGCAAGTCTGTCATCTTGATATAATGGAGATACAGAACTTACCATTGCTTCATTCTTAATAGCAGAATAAAGTTCCCAAGAGTTTACGAATTGAAGATTTCCGTCAAGACCATGATCGTTAGCAATTGTTTGGATTGCTTCTAACATATCAGATGCAACAGAGCCTGATCCGAAAGTAGCTTCAACAAATGTCAATACACCTGAAGTAGCAGCAATACAGCCAGGAGCCGCAGTAACATTTGATGAAGCAAACATTGCAGCATCAATTTGTGTTGCAGCATTTCTTCCTAAATCTCTCATTACAGATGCTTCAGCAGCAGGTCCGTTTTGAATAAGTAACTGATTAGATATGTTCGCATATCCAGTCAATCTTTTTGGAGATAAAGTAAGTTTATCAAAGTTAGCACCTCCATCAGCTGCAGCAGCAACTTCAGTTTTCCACCCTACAGTAGATCCTCCTGCGATAGGAAGAACCGTATCAGCAGCAACCGTACCTAAGTTAGTAACGCCTACTCTTGTATATAAAGCTTCAGCTTGTAAAGAGTCAACATAAGCACCTACTGCTGTTGGAGCAATAGCACTATTTGTTTGGTCAATAGCTCTTTTCTCTGTCATCATTGTTGGTATACCAATACCTTGTAATGATTTACGAGCTTCTTTTTCTGCTTCTTGATGCATTTCAGCTTCAAGTCCAGTCAATGGTTTTCCGTTACGGATTTCGTTAATCGCTTTAAACAAAGACCAATTTCTTGAAACCTTTTCAGTTTCAGAAACAGCTGGTGCTTGTTTTACTTTTGCTTTTTGCATATCTTCCCATTTCTGAGAACGTTTAGCTTCCACTTCTAAAGCGTCAGCTTTTTCGCTTAATGAATCAAAATTTGTCGTTTCGTCTTCAGTAAGATCACGTTCTTCAGTCTTTGCTAAAGCAACGATTTCTTCCATTTTTTCCAAAACTTCAGCTCTCGATTCAAATAATGATTTTGATGTTTTCATTTTTGAATAATAATTAGTTAATTTTTAGATTTAATTTTCAATTTAAGTTCTGCAAGATTTCTGTTGATGAGGTCTTGCTCCTCTTTTTTATTTTCTTCTTTTTCTTTCTTTAAAGATTCTTTTAGTTTTTCAGCTCTTTCCTCTTCTTGCCATTTCTCCATGGATCGAATAGCAACAGATGCTTCTTCGTATGCTGGATAGGTGACTGCACTTACATCGTATAAACGATTTACTTTTTTAATCGTTCTTACGATATTATTGTTTTCGTCTTGGTCCCAATTATCATCTTCAACCGTGAAGGCAAAACTGGATTGCGTTATATCTCCTCTTTTAAGTGATACAGCCAAATCTCGTGCAGCTTGAGTATCTGGCAAATCCACTTCATATCTTAATCCAATAGAATCAACAGATAAATTTAAAGTGCCAGATATAGTTCTTCCAAAAATAAAATTTGGATCGTGATTTAATAAAAAACGAACATCATCTCCCGTTCTACCATCAAATGCATTCGACTCAATTCTTTCTGTAAACCCTCCTAAATCATTTGACGGGGTATTAAAAACAGCTCCATATCCCACTACCTTTTGGCCGTCTTCGTCTTGTCTTACTTCAAGGTCTTGTATATTGAAGTATCGTAATTCTTTATTCTTCATTTTGTATGTTATTTAGATTTTCAATGTCTGTAAAATTAAGTGGCACCAGGTGTTTATCTCCATCCACAATATCGTTTAAGTCTTCCATTTGCCTTACTTCATTGATGCTTAATACCCCCATTGATAATAGTTCTCTGTAGAATGTTGCTCGGCTTTGTGAATCTCCCCTTAGTAAACCTTCGACTTTTAGTTTAATATAGAATTGTCCTCTTTCAGATTCTCGAAATAGTTTTCGGTTTAATTCACTTTCGATGTTGACCAGGTAAGGTCTTAATGTATGTCTTACAAAATCAATACTTAATTGCTCCATTGAATTGTAATTTGCTTTTTGTAAATCGCCTATTAAATAAGGAGGTACTCTAAAAATACGAGCAATCTCCTCTACTTGAAATCTTCGGCTTTCTAATAATTGTCTATCGGCAGCAGGTATAGTAATTGGTTTGAAATCCATTCCATCTTCCAGAACTGCAGTCTTGTTTGAATTATAAGGACCTGAATATTGATTGTTCCATGATTGCTTTAATCTCTGAACAGATTCTTCATTCAGTTTTCCTGGGTGTTTAAGTACTCCAAATATTTGGCTTGAATTTCCAAAGTAAGAAGTGGCTGTTACATTAGCTCCTAAGCTTAATCCTATTGTGTCTGATTGAGCAGAAAGAACAGATTTTCCTTTACATCCATCGTAAGACAAGCCCATAAAATGTAGCATATTTTCAGATAGTATGGGTTCCGAATACCCTTCGATTTCATAATACACTCTACCATCTACCTTCTTCGGTTCTACTTTATCTGGGTCTATATAATGTAAAGCAACTGGACGTTGTTGATTATTACGTTCAATAATAAAATAAGAATTCCCATGAATAAGAAGATTTGTCATTAAGCATTCACGCCAAGTATATGAAGTCATGTAGTAATTCGGATCCCATGCTACCAATTTATGAATTGGATTCTCTCGTGCTATTTGTTTGTTGCCGTCTACATCTCTATAAACTTGTATTGGTAAAGATGCTATTGCTTCTGAAATAACTCTAATACACGCCCATACAGCACTGAAATTTAATGCTGAATTTTCATCTACTATTGTTCCCGAATTAGCATTCAGTCCAACTGATTGAGAAATAAATGTATCGTTTTGATTGTGTCTTTTTGAAGGTCGTAACCTAAAGAAATCGAATAAACCCATAAGTAATATTGTATACAGGATAAAGATACTCTAAAACCGGAATGCTATTCAATATACTATTATAAAAAAGTAATACCTTTATTCTTATAAGCTGAATCTTCGATTTGATCTGAATTCATTGCGCCACCGAGTGCCATAATTAGAGCCACAAGTCCGTCGATCTTTTCTGTACTCTTTGATTTATCTGGTTTAATATTTCCAGATGGATCCAATTTCATTCTTACATTAGATAACATCCAACGCAATACCGGATTACCTGCGTGATTTAATTGCTTATTTAATATAATTTTTTCGAGTTCTTTTGTAGGTGCCGACATTGAAAGAAATCCTTGTCCGTATGGATTCATTGGCAATCCCTCGTTTACTAAATTTATAACTAATTGTGATGCATTCCAACGATCGTAATTTATCTGTTTGATATCAAATTTCTCTGCAAGCTCCATAATCTTTGCTTGAATAAAATTATAATCTGTAACATCTCCAGGAGTTAAATCCATATAACCCTCGTTATTCCATGATATATAATCGACTCCATCTCGTCTGGATCTAATGAAAGCATTGTCTTGTGGCGTAAAGAAAAAAGGCAAAGTGATATATTTATCTTCATCTACAAAGAGTAAAACGAGTGCTGTAATATCACGAACGCTTGCAAGGTCTAACCCAGCATAACAAGGTAATTTTTTTAAGTATTCAATATCAATTTCCCCCTGATTACATTTCATATAGTCGATATCTGACAACCAACGTTGCTCTGAAGATACCCATTGGTTTAAATGGAGCATTCTGAAATTCGCTTCTTGACTTGGCATTCTTTGTGCTTTCTCACATTCTGTTTTTAAATATTCAATTTTTACCATCCCATTGTCTAAGCCTGGATTAGCTTTTCGCCATGTTTTTTCAAGCGTCCAATCCTCATCTTCTTCGGCTCCATAATCGACATAATAAAAAGTAGGATCTTCAATTATACCTTTTGCTACTTTATCTCCATAATCTTTAGTCTTGTAACAGATTGATTCTTTATTATATCCGGCCGTTGTTATTGCTATTACTAATGGCTGTAATCTTGCTCCTACTGAAGTCGTTAAAGCAGTCCAAAGAGAATCATCTTTTTGCACAAAATATTCATCCATGGCTATAAACGAAGCATTGAATCCGTACTTGGTTGAAGCGTCGGCACTGATTGCTTTTAAAGATGAATTACTTTTTTCATGAATGATTGAATTTCGATATACCTTTAAACAGCTTTGTAATTGTGGATCCATTTTGACCATTGTCGAAGCCAGGTCAAAAATAATACCGGCTTGTGATCTGTCTCCTGCAGCAATATAACATTCGGCACTTGGCTCTTTTTCTCCAAACAACATATATAAACTAATTGCAGAAATCAAGGTTGACTTTCCGTTTTTTCTTGGTACTGATAAATAACAAGTCCTAAATCTTCTAGTGTTATTCTCTCTTTTTTTCCAGCCGAAAATATCTGTTACAATCTTCTTTTGCCAAGCATCTAACTTAAAAAACTTACCTCCGTATTCTCCTTTTGAATGTCGAATATGATTCTCAATAAAATATATAACACGATCTGCAGCATCAGAATCAAAGTAATATATTTCATCTTCTTTTATTTTCATTATTCAAAAAAGTCGTATTTGTTTTCAATTACTTTTGCTTTGGTCGGTTGTGATATGCTAGCACGAGCCGAAGGTGTAAAACCAAATTGTGTAGCAATTTTTATTGCTCGATCCAGACTATCTCTTGCAATTTTTGCTTCTGGTTTTATTTTACTTGCTCGTAATCTTCCGTCTTTATCATAGGTTCTTTCTACATGACCGGCCTGAAGCTCTTGAATCATTTCAAAATATATACCCATTTCTCTACAATATGCGGCCAATAAACCCAGGTCAACCTCGAATAACATCTCTTTATTTGCTAGTTCATTAGTGACTTTGTGCCATTCTTCTCTTGAATAATCATTAAAAA